ACAAATCCCTCTAGCTTCCATTATATCAAATGCTATGTTCTCTTTTTCCCAGGGGATAATGTGCGGATGCGGCAAATATCTTAAAGCTTTATTATCATAAGTTTTTAATTCTATGATTTGAGGCTGACTTTTCTCTTTATTTCTTTTAAAATTATTAATAAGTTTCCAGTCTTCGCTAGTATCTTGATTATCTTCAAAATCAAAAGTTTCTGCGGTATAGCCAAAATATTTTGCTACAAAAGTGATAGCACGAGATAAAGAAAAATTTTGAATACCTGCATTTTTATTTACTTTTAAAACTAATTCATATATATCAAATGACGCATCTCCGCAACCAGTATAACAATGAAATAGGCGTGTATTAGAATAATAATAAAGTTTATGGCTGTCCCCGCCATGACAGATTGTGCGGGCGGTGAATAACCCATTACCCATAATTGGTTCACCGCCCAGTTCACTTACAAGATCAAATACTTCTTCTATTGTTAAATTTTCTTTAAGAGTGTCTTTATTATATTTGTACATTATCTTCTTTTATTTCTTTTAAAGGACAATTTGGCATACGTTTTTCAAGTATGTTAAAATTATAACCACAAAATTCATTTGTCACATAACAAGTTGGATAATCCCATATATCATCATAATCATACAGGGGACAATCTGCACAGCACAGTGGCATTTCTATATTTAATATTACCATATTTCTCCTCTTAAAAAATTATTACCATTCATAATATAAATCAACAATATTAAGTTTTTCTACTAAACTAAATAAAGCAGTAGCATTTAGTTCAAAATATGTATTAGAATTATTTGCTATTCTAATTGTATTTTCCATATTAGTAAACATTATTTTTAATAATGTATATTCTTCTTCTGTAAAATCTTCTTTCTTCATTTTTTACTATCCTTTTGCCCATTTATATAAATTTTCTGCTAATAATATTGTAAAAAATATAAATAAACAAATTAAAATAAACAAAATTATTATTGTCATTAAAATGCACTTGCTTCTATTTTAGGTGTTACATGAATTTTTAAATCTTCAATATCTATTAATTCATAATTATAATTAGTTACAAAGATAGGATCAATTCTACAAATCCCTCTATCAGATTTACACCAAAGTAAAATATCTTTATAGCGGCCGCGTCTATTTTTATAAACAGATTTTTTAATGTCAGGCATTTCTATTCCCATTGAGTTAACAATATTTTTTAAAGCTTCTCTATCATCATCACTTACCTGAAGCAGAATTTCACCTTCATCAATTTTATCTGCAATAGCTTTAGCTCCTCTTAATAAATTTTGGTCGTAAATTTGTGCGCTTCTATATTCAGCATTTAACTGAGTAGCTGACATAATAAAGACACCATATTCATTACAAATGTCTTTTAATCTAACACTAATCATAAAAAGAATATTATCTTCTCTTAATCCTTTAACCCCCGCCTTTGAACTAATTTCACTAAGAATTTTCATACTTGAATGAATATAATCCATAAAAATATATCTAGTATCATATTGACGAATTCCAAATTTAATTGTATTTTCAATGTCTTGTAATGAAAAGTCTGGAAGCTTTTTTATATATAAAGGGCTTTTAGAAAGAATTGCCGCAGCTTCAGTAACTCGCTCCCATTCATCTCCAACATATGTATTCTCAAGGATATGATCCTCATTCACTCCAGACAAAAAAGCAATCATCATGGTTTGAATTTCATCTTCTTCTTGTTCTGTTGTAATAAATTGAGTAGGTTCACGAGTTCCATTGTCTTCCCACTGTCTAGTTTCAAGATTATAAATTTTATTACAAGCAATAAAACAGGCATCCGCAATCATAGAACGAGTTTTTCCTACGCCAGTAGCAGCAGACCGCAAATAAAACTTTTTTAATCTAGCCCCGCGGTGAATTGCATTAACTAATCTACCATATAATGGGTATCCAATTTCTGGATTTATTTTTAATCTTTCAAGCAATGCTAGCGCGCCATCGCCCGCCTGAACTACACCGTCTTCTGAATTATCTACATATTTAGCTTTAATTTCATCTATTTTATCATTAATGACATTAGCAATTTCATTGATTGGGGTATTATCAAACCAAGTCTCTTGCGCTTCTTTCTTTTTAATATCCAATATATTGTCTGGATCATAAAGCCAAGATAAATTCATTCCAATTTTATTATACATTCTTAATAATGTCATTTTTTTCATTCGATTATAATAATAATCAAATGCCGCGAGCTGGCACATTTCTTTAATATTCTCTAAATATTCAGAACCTTTATTAGTTTTATAAATTGCATACTTTTTAGGACGCTGCTCTAAATATTTTTCTATATCTTCAATAGATATTTGTTTTGCGCCAAGTTGATGAAGATTATGAATTGAACCAAATAAAATTTTATGAAACTCTTGAGGAAAATCTTCCTCATTAAATTTATATTTATCTTCTAAATCTAAAAGAGAAGGATTTATAAATACGTCTCCAATAACTTGCATACAAGCAGATATATCTACATATTTTGAACTCATTTATTTTTTACCTCTATTAAATCTTTAACAGGTATAGACCAAACCTCTCCATTTTTTGTCATTAAAATAGAGTTATTATTTTTATCAAAATTCCCTGTAAAAAGACCATTTTTCATTTTATTTTCATAATTGTTGATATACCAAGCGTATCTTTTTCCTTTTTTTAATTTCATAATTATTCCTCCGCTTCTTCTAACCACATATGCGGCGGCCGCACATATACTCGTGGTGATTCTATGCTTATAGTTCTTACTTTTGGTAATGTAAAATTTGAAATATCTTTTTCTTTATTTATTAATTGCGCTTGATATAGTGCATAATAGTAATTTAATGCTTGTTTATATATATAAGGAATAATTCCAATACTTCCATTACTTTTGTCAAGTGAATTACCTTCTTTTTCATAATACCACTTAAGTGTTTTTAACATGCCACTATAAGTATATTTATTTTCTTTTACATACCTTTCCGCAAGTTTTTTAGTTAATATATAATTATAATCTTCACCAAATAATTTTTTAGTATAATCATAAAAAGCTTCTATATCTCTTTCTTCTTGAGACATATTAGCAACATGCTCTTTCCAACAATCCATATGAGCATATCTACGTGCAGAAACTTGTTTTGTAGGTTCTTTATCTCTATCAAAATATTTTCCACAATAAAGACATTTAACTTGGTGCATAAAAATACACTTCCTTTTTAATTTTATATATTTATATTATAATATAAAAAATAAGACTTGTCAAAAATAATAATTTTTGACAAGCCCTAAAAATATATAATTATTCTGATTTCGTCTCATTGGAAAGTAAGAGAAGATCATCATAAATTAGAGAAAGGGCTTCAACCTGTTCTCTTGAGCATTGACTCATTTTTTGACCTCTACCAAGATAGCGGTCTGTGATTTGAACAATACGTGGCTGATAAAACTCTTTAAAGACTTCATCAGAATTATTATCAATCATAGCTGTAATGAGTGCATTACAGTTTTTCATTAATTCATCAAAATTAAGATTTTCAGTGGTATCTTTATAAAGATTATTTCTTTTATCTGTAAAGAACTCTTTACCATCTTCACTTGCTTGTTTATCTATTGCTTCACTAATTGCAGCAACTAAATTATCATATGAAAAATCAATATAATCTGGAGTATATTTAAATCTTGATCCAGCTTCATATCTAGGTGTTCCGCGCATAAAGAGTTTTGTTAAATTATTACCATCTTTATCTGTGACAATTCTAGAATATCCAATAATATCTGCCATTCTAGCAACAATATTATTTGCTCTTTTGTCAAGAGTTGGAACAATTTTATTATATTCATTTCCCGCCTCATCTTTAAAAACTTTATCTGTGGCATGGGAAATAAGAATAAGACCATAATCCATCATAACAATAGAACGTAAACACTCATCAAATTCTTTGGCAACCATTCCATACCCTTTACCGTATGGAATATCACTAATGCTATCTACTCCATATCCGCCATCTGGACGAAGGGCATTATCACAAATATACTTTGTACAATAATCATATGCAATATCACAAGTATCAATAGTAATTGTATAGAACTTTTCTTTTGCTTTAGGATCTTTTAACTGTCTAAGAACTTTTCTAAATTCTGCCCAGTTATTGATGGGCTGTGCCATGACTCCAGGAATGGCATTATAACCTTTTTCAAAAGCTAAAAGAAGATTATTTTCAAATTTTGATGCGGTTGTTGTTTTTCCGCTTTTTGGTTCACCATAGAAAAAGACTGAATATCCGCGAAGATTTCTACTTACTTGATGCGGCTAAATTTCAAAAATATTAATATCTGCCATATATAAAATCCTTTCTTAAGAGAAAGGGAGAATAAATCTCCCTTTTATTAGAAAATAAAGTTACCTTCAGGAACTGCGGCTCCCTGGAAAGTTGTTCCACCAGCAGCCTTAGTAGCCTGACGTTCATTATATCTCTTTTCAATTTCTGCCAGCATAACCTGACGATTCTGAACCATCTTATTGACATCAGATGCAGTAAGGACATCTTCGTTACCAAAATCATAAGGAACTTTTGCACTACCAGTAATCAAATATTCACGGCTTTTTCTTTCATAAGTCTGAACAGCGGTTTCACCAAATGCAGATTCCTCAATTTGTTCAACCTTAATTGTCATGCAATTAATTTTTCCCCAAAGCTTTGTAAAAACGGGGTTTGCAGGTGTTGCATCAAGATTTTCAAAATATTCCATTCCCATCTTATTACGAATTGTAAAAGAAACAGGAAGAATAACAGGACCATATCCAAAGATAGCTCCACTAACTGTTGTGAAATCTTCAAAAATATTATTTTCTTCATTAGCATCAACATGAGTTACCTTATTAATAAGCATGTCTGCCGAAAAAGTATTTCTTTCAGACTCCGCACCAAGTTCATTTACGATAGAGCAAAAACCATCTTTATTTCTGATTGCGGTAACCTTTGAACCATCTCCTGCAATAAAATCATTAAGTGCGATAGAAACACCTGTACACTGAACCATAAAAGCGTTATCTTTTCCGCCGTTAATCCAAGCTTTCTCAGGATTATCAATAATTCTTTTAAGGGCGGTATATGTATTATTTGTCTGACCGCTTTTATATTTTTCAGTTACACAAGTATAATGAATAGTAATAACGTTCAGACCTGCTTCATCAACTGCAATATCCAGGTCTCCCGCAATATACTTAGTACCAGGATTCTTTGAATTTTCTCCAGATACTCTTACAGAAAGCTGATTAAAATTACTACCTGTACTATAAACACGTCCTTCAATCTTTTCTGTATTAATA